AAAGAAATGGCAGTATCCTTTTGCCAAGGACAAGATTCATTTCTTTAATTTAAAAGATTGGAAAGAAGGCACCTATATTGAGAATGTCATTTTCAATAATGATGTTCACATTACAGGTCCTTGTATTGTTGCAGGTAAAGATATGTGGCAGACACTAGAGCATTTGGTTCATCATAATATTGGTGAATTACTCAAAAATAATTTAATAGATGATGACCAGACTTTGTTGTTGATGTCATACTTACAAAAACCTGAAATCTTTGAGTTGCACAGAGTTTCTGGTGATGATTGGTTTGTAGCTTTTAAGGAATATAATGAAGATTAAAATTGATTGCACAGCCAATCTTGGTGATTTCTGTAATGCATTACCTGTAATATCTGGTATCTCAAAATATAAAAATGAAAAGATTCATCTCATTATCAGACCAGAGATGCGTAAGTTTAATGGCATTAAAGAGTTTCTAAAATATCAACCAATGATTGAAGATGTAGATTTCTCAGATGATTTAATCGTCTTTGGTGATATTATGACCATTAGTTCATGGACACGCATGGACCAAGAAGATGCAAATCGTCCTATTGAAACTTGTCGTTATGAGAATTGGGTAAATGACAATTACAGAATGTTGTTTGAAGTTGATGATGATTTTGAGATTAAAGTTTTCCCAATGCTTATTGATGATTTGCGTAATAAAACTATTATTGGTGATAGGTGGTCCACAAAACAAGACCCCAATGTTGATGCAAGACGATATACCAATGTAATTGAGAATGGTGCCAATCTTGATGATGACAAAGTTGTATATATGGACTATTCAAAGCCATTAATGTATAATTGCAATCTTATCAAACAGAATCCACATCCTTTCATTACTACATTCACAGGCATTGGCATTATTGCTGACCTGATGAACAAAGAAACTATCGTTGGTTGGGATGAAGATATGAGAACTTGGGACGGCCATCCTGTTGAGTTTGATTTCAAACGGCATTACTATGGCAATCGTAAATCTAAATTAGTTTATGTGAAAGATATTACAGTATGATTATCAATATTGAACCAGGTACTTTTGGTACAGTTCGTAATGGTGATATGATTGCTGTTGCGAATGTTTTAGAACACATTAGAAAAACAAATAACAATCCTACAATACAGTTTCATTTGAAACCAGGAAATGTTAGCTCCGACACACATTGTCAGACATTTTATGAGATAATGTTGAAGATGACTAACTATTTCTCCAAAGAAGAAGGTACAGAATCCTTACCTTGGAGAAAAGTAAATGTTTGGGATTTTAGAGATATTTGTAGTGACTTGGTAAAAATACCAAATAATGCACCAATGGAAAAAAAGATTGCTGTGTTTCCATTGTTCGATGCACCATACAATCAATGGAGAAACTGGCCAAAGAGTGTGTATGAACAAATTATTGCCAAGTATTCTACCGAAGAATATAAGGATTATGAAAAGATAATCTGTAAAAAAGGTGAACCTACCGAAGGTTGCCCATTTGAAGGTTGGCGGTATTCTACCAATTTTGTTCAGAATTATTACCACATTACCACGGCCGAGGTATTTGTGGGTGGTGATACAGGTTCTAGCCACTTTGCTTGGGCGCTTGACAGAGGACCTAAAGACCTGATATACTATGGATCCAGTCGAGGATTGGTTCATACTTTACCATTCTATCTACTTCAAGGAAAAGGTCGGATGACCAATTATTGGTTGGATTTTGAAGGTACAAAATGGAATAATTAAGTCACTATGTATCGAAGCCAATCTTTCTAAGATTTGAGCTCAAGAACCAAGAAGTTGTATAAATAAGCGACCGGCAATCAAAGTGTATTGCAAATCAGAAGGAAATTCAATGTTATCATTTAAGTCATTCTTAACGGAAGAATCTGAACAAGGTTCCGAACTTAAACACATTCACCATGCGGAAGACAGACCATTAATGCATGGTCACACAGGTTTTGAACACGCTCACGCAGCTTTGATGAAAGCTCATACACATATGACTGGTGGCCATAAGAGCACCAATCTAACAATGAAATATGATGGCTCACCATCGATTGTTTTTGGGCATCACCCTAAGAATAATAAATTCTTTGTTGCAACTAAATCTGCATTTAATAAAAATCCAAAAATCAATCACACAGAAGCAGACATTGATAAGAATCACGGTCATTCACCTGGTCTTGCAAAAACACTCAAACACGCTCTCAAACATCTACCAAAAGTGACACCAAAAGAAGGTGTATTTCAAGGCGACTTGATGCACCATGCAGATACCAAAACACTACACGAGGGTTATCTAGCAGAAGCTAAAGGTGATGTTTCTTTCACACCAAATACCATCACATATACCGCTAAAGGTAAAGAAGCTGACAAGATTAAAAAGTCTAAAGTTGGTGTTGTGGTCCATACTCAATATAGTAATGACTTAAAACACAACACACCTCATGTTGATATGAGCAAGTTCAAAGAACATCCGGATGTTCATATACATGGTGCCGAACATGATACAAGTAAAGTAAAACATTCTGCTGAGAATGAAAAACACTTTCAAAAACATATGGCTGCCGCCAAAGAAATCCACGACACTCATGGACACAAGATGTACGATTCAGTTCATCCAAAGCATAGTGGAGAAGCTGGCCATCTATCAACCTACATAAACAAGACAGTAAGACATGATGAGGTTCCAAGTGTTAAAGGATTCAAAGAACACTTACATGATGTCCATGCAAAGCAGGCTGCCAAAGTTACTACCGAGAAATCTAAGTCTGAAAAGACCAAAGAAGGTGAATCACAGATTGCTCATGTTGAAAAACACAAAGCACATTATGGAAACTTATTGTCAATGCATCACCATTTGCACCAAGCTAAAAATGCTTTGGTTAAATCTTTAGAAACACACGAAGGACATTACCAACACCACATTGAAGGTAAAAAGTCTAAACCTGAAGGTTTCGTAGTTCATCACGACAATCAACCAACCAAATTAGTTAACCGTGCTGAATTTGCTAAACAAAATTTATTAAAAGTTAGAAAATAAAAAAATGTCACTACAATTACACATCTATCGTGAAAGAGCAGGTTTACTTGAAGAAGATAAAAAAACCTTAGCTCAAAAAATTAAAGATTTTATTGAATATTTGAAAAATCATGATGAAGATGAAGATGTTAAAAAATTACATGATGAGAATGAAGAAGATTTTAATCCTGATGAAGATGAAGAAGAAAAAAAACTGCGTGAGGAGTTTTTACAAAGTCTAACAGAAGAAGAAAAACAAGCTAAGTTAGGTTCTAACGCTAAAGGTGTTTTACATGAATTATTGGTTGGCAAACACCTCAATGGTGGAAAACACATGGAGAAACATCCAGACAAAGAGGGTTTGTCTCCAAAAGAAGCTCACGATAAAATTAAAAAAGTCTTACATCCACATGAATACAAAAGATTAGAAACAAAAGCCAAAAGTGCAGCTGAGAATATAAAAAAACATATTGAAAAATCTGGCCACAAAATTTCTCATGTTCACTGGACATCTCAACCAGGCGACACAAAAAGGTCGACAGGTATAGAAGCTTCACAAAAAGAAGATGCGTCTGATATTGTTGTTCATAGTCATAAAGCTGGTAAGAAAAAATTTCATGGAGTAAGTTTAAAAGTTACAGATGGAAAAAATAAACATATTACAGCTTCAAATCCAGGCATGGAAGCAACACACGGAGGCCATCATATTATTGATAAGCATAGAGAAGAACTTTTAAAAGCACATCCAAAATTAGTTGGTGTAAAAGGTCCAGAAAAAAGAAAAGAAATGATGAGAAATGATCCTAAAATGAAAGAAGATGTTGTAAAAAGAAATCACAAAGCTGTGGTTGATTTGGCTGCTCATGTGCATAAACAGTTAAAAAGTAAATCAAAAGAAGATTTAGTTCATCACATTAGGACTCATGTTTTACAATCAAATAAAACTCCTATGCAACATCACGGTCACGAACATATCAGGCACACAACATACGTTTCTGGTAAAAAAGAAGGTTCTGTAGATTTACACCATGCAATTAATCCAAGTGAACATTGGAATCACATTCTACACGACCATAAAAATATTACAACACAACACGCCGGTGGTAATGTTCACTTTTTACACAAAGGTAAAAAGTTTGCAACTCACAGAATGAGAGTATCATCAAGTAGTGACCCACTTACAAGTTTTAAAGGTGATGGAAAGGCTCATTCAGATTAAAATGAAATCATTTTTAGAACTAGTAGAAGAAACCAAACAAGGTGAGAAACACCATGTGATGACCTTTGGTCGCATGAATCCTCCTACAACTGGACATTTGAAACTTATTCATAAAGTAAAAGAGGTTGCAGACAAACATAATGCTTCGCATTCGGTTATTGTTTCACACTCACAAGATTCTAAAAAGAACCCATTATCCGGTGAAACTAAAGTTAAACATCTCAAAAGATACTCTCCAGGTACTCATTTTGAAAACTCTACAAAAGAGAAACCAAGTATTTTTCATCATGCAGCCGAATTACATAAAAAAGGTGTAACTCACCTTCATGTTGTTGTTGGTTCTGACCGTGTTAAAGAATTCAAAGATTCGTTAAACAAATACAATGGTGTAAAAGGTAAACACGGCCACTACGATTTCAAAAAGATTACTGTTCATTCTGCTGGCCATCGTGATCCAGACGCTGAAGGTTCTGAGGGTATGTCTGGCACCAAAATGCGCCAACACGCTGCTTCAGGTAATTACAAAGAATTTAAAAAAGGTGTACCAGAACACGTTGCTGACAATCATGCCAAAGAACTCTATCATGATACACGCAAAGGTATGGGAATCCACGAAAATGTCAATCGTGGCCTATTCAAAGCAATATTCGTAACTGGTGGACCTGGTTCAGGTAAAGATATTGTCATCCGTGAATCGATACCTGAGTCCCGTGCAGTAGAATTGAATTCTAATCAAGCCTTTGATTATCTTGCAGATAAACAGAAATTATCTGAAAAAACCAATGACTTCCGTAGAGAAGCCATTCGTAACCGTGGTCCACTAATCATTAATGGACCAGCAGATAGTATCGATAAAATCAATCATATCAAAGAAGAACTGGAAGATTTGGGTTACTCAACCATGATGGTATTTGTTAATACCACCAATGAGGTAAGTCAAGAAAGAAATACCAAATTGGCTCGTATGATGGTGGAATCTATTCGGTATGATAAGTGGTCACAAGCTCAGAAAAATAAAGAGCTTTTTGCAGAATCCTTTGACCAGTTCATTCAGGTAGACAATACTGGTTCTTTGGAATCAATCGAAGAAGATATAACTCAAACTTACCTAAATATTCATAACTTCATTGAGGGTAAAGTCTGTGGAGATATATCGTTATCATGGTTAGAAAAACATGGTAAGTTAAATATAAGTGATAATTTAATTAAGGAAGAAAAAAATGTTAAAATCAATTCTAAACTATTTGAAAATAAAGCCCGCCTCATCCAAACTGGTGTGCCCAAAGCAGCCGGACTCGACAGCTACCCAGCCGACAACAGGCCAAACGACTCCAACGGAGATGACCTCAAATGGAACTCCAACAGCAAGCGTAAAACCTTCATCTTCCGCACCTACAGCGAAGAAAACAAACCCACGCTCACAGTCAACCCGCAACCGAAAGAAACCAACTTCTCCAAAGACAAAGAGCAAGTAAAGAAGAAACGAATAGTAGATGCCCCAACCGTAAGTCAAAGATTACGGAACACCGCAGGTGTGGGGCCAGAATTTGATACACGCCAGCAGGGAACAGTATATCCCATGTCCGGTCTAGGCGATGTAACATACAGAGAACAAAAAGAATTTAGTAGTTTTAGAAAAACAATTAAAGAATATAAAGGATTTCAAAATGACATTTCTATACCTGATATGGGTGTAGGTGGAACTTTGAATGGTGCGACAAATTTTGAGCCCATGCAATCTTATAAAGACGCAGAACGAAATATTGGTACACAAATAAAAATTAAAAAGAAGAACAAACAGGAGAAATAAAATGTTCGTTAATAAGTTAAAAATGAATTCAGTTGCCGAAGCTGTAAAAGAAATTACAGAAAAAGAAGATTCATGTAAAGATGAAGTAAAAAAACATGAAAAGAAAATGCATGGTAAAGATGGTGAAGTATCCAAGCATGTAGACCAAATGCACAAAGAAGAAAGTGAATTGGCTGAAGCTGAAAAAGTCATGACTTCTACTGGCATGAAAGTATATGGTTCTTCTTATGGCAATTCTGCTAAAGCACGCCGTGACCAAACCAAAAGTGATATTGATACACTCAAAGGTCCTAAGACAAAAGACTTGATGCAAAAGGACAAAGAGGATTATATGAAAACTAAAGGCAGATATGATGAAGCTGCCAAGCCAGACTTCTTAGATATGGACAAAGACGGTGACAAGAAAGAGCCGATGAAGAAGGCAGTTGCTGATAAGAAAATGAAAGAAGATACTGAGTTTAAAGATAAACTAATTGAGGCTCTCAAAGGTAAACAACATAAGATTGACAAGAATAAAAATAACAAGATTGATGCTCAAGATTTTGCAATTCTCCGTGGCCAACAAAAAGAAGAAGTTGAATCTTTAGAAGAAAAAAATGTGCCTACAAGTCCAGAAAAATGGGCTCGGGCTAAAGCAGCTGCCAAGTCTAAATTTGCTGTATATCCATCTGCTTATGCCAATGGTTGGGCTTCAAAAAAATACAAAGCAATGGGTGGTGGTTGGAAGTCGGTAAGTGAAGAAGTCGAACAAGAAGAATTAATTGACGAGAAAGCAGGTTATTCCGCCAAAGCTGCTCGTGCTGGTAAAGACATTGGCAAACCAGGAAAAGCTTTTGGTATGATTGCAAAGAAAGCTGGTGAACGCTATGGTTCAGCTGAAGCAGGTAAACGTGTTGCTGGTGCTATTCTTGCTAAGCTCCGTAAAGAAGATGAAGATTGGTCTGATGAAGATATTGATGCTTTATTAGAAGTGTATGAATTAGAAGAAAAAGAAATGACTGATGCTGAAATGGCCAAGCGTGAGAAGATTGTTAAGTCTATGAAAAAAGGCTTTGCTGGATTTAGACAGCGTTATGGAAAAGATGCTAAATCTGTAATGTATGCTACAGCAACAAAACAGGCAATGAAAGAAGATACAGTCGAAGAAGAAATCGATCCAAGTGTTCGTACCAAAGACACATTAAAAGGCCAAGAACCAACAGCACAAAAAGATGATGTTGGTCCTGGTTCTGATGCTAAATCCACAAAAGTAAAATTTCGTGGAGGTCCAATGAAAGAAGAAGTAAAAAAGTCTGACATTCCAGCTTTCATTCGCAAAGCTCGTGGTGACAAACCATTGACAGTTGCTGATGCAAAGGCTGGAAGTAAAGATTCTATTTCTTCAAAAGAAAATTTGGCCAAAGCTCGTGGTGTTACAGAAGGTAAACATCCTGAATCGGATACAGTTCCTTTTGTAACAAATGCTGAGCAACCTCCTTTTGATGGACCTTACAAAAAAATTGGTGGCACAGTAACAGATAAATCTGGTGCAAAGCATACACCAATGTCCCGTGCTAAAGATTTGGCTCGTCAAGCAATGAAACGTATCAAAACAGAGATGTTAGGTAAAGCACCAGGAAATAACGGTTAAGGTGAAATAATGGACGCAAAGAAATTAAAATTAATTGTTAGGGGTGAAAAGAAACCCACCTTTGGCACCGACCCAAATGAACCATGGTCTGCCCGTGTTGGTATTACCGAAAGTGAAAGGGGTGAGTTACACGCATACCTTAAATCTCGTGGTATTAATCCAGATTTTGTAAGTAAAGATACAAAAATATCTCATGCAAAATCTTCTGAGTTTCATAAATGGAGGCGTGACCATCAGTTTGATGATCCAATTAATTTTGTTTCAACTACTGTTGCCGACAAAATGAAAACACAACGAGCACAAGTAGAAGAAGTTGAGCAGATTGATGAGTTGGCGCCAGAAACTTTGGCATCCTATGTTCTCAAAACAACCAGTAAAGATCCAAAGCGTGCTGAACCTCGTAAGAAAGCAATGAGTAAGTTGGCCAAAGCCATGGCTAAACGGTCATTTTCTGAAGAAAAGAAACCAAAGATGACAGCGTTAGATAAGTTTCGTAAAGCCGCAGCTGAAAGAGAAAAGAAACATAGTCAATATGAAAAACCAACTGGTGACTTAAAAGGTGCTATTGACCGTTTAGAGAAACATTTAAACAAAGAAGAAGCTGGTATCAGTAAACAAAAAGAAACCTCATTTCATAAAAAGTTAGATACTCTTGTTCATAAGACTTTTGGTAAAAGAAAAGACGAATTGAAAATGAAAGAGGAAGTTGTTACTGAAAAAAATGATTCTCATACACACGCAGCACATTATGAAGATCCAAAAACAGGTGAATGGACAGGAATGAATTTGTTAGTTGCAAAAGACGATGATGATGCAATTCGTCAAGCAAATGAAAAATGTAAAGAAGGTTGCCGGTTGACAAAAGTAGAACGACACACTACTGTTAAAGAAGAATCGGAACAGATTGATGAACTTAAAAAGTCTACAGTTAAATCTTGGTTGAGCCAACAACCCGTTGTTCCACCAAAAAAACCTGGCATGGATCGTAAAGCACACAATCAAAGAATCAAAACTCGTTCTAAATCTTGGGATAGTGCTATTGACCGATTAACCGGTCACAAACCAACCAGTGAAGATGTATTTCAAGATACACAGGCTGCAACACAAACACCCTTTGATATGGGAACTCAGGCTGATGATAGAGAGCCAACATATTCCAAGAAAAAAGAAATGTCTAAATCAGCTCGCATGATTAAGTCATTATATAAGAAACATAGAATGGTCAAAGAAGATTTGTATGACCATGAAAAAGAAGATAAATCAGTAGCGTCATATGGTAAGAAACCAAAAGTTGAAAAACAAGAGGTTTATGGTGATGAAAATAGTCAAGCCGCTATGATTTTAAAGGGTGGAACAACATTAACAGGCCAACCAAGAGATACTTTAGAAATTGATCCTGTAATGAGAAAACCAGTAAAACCAGATAATCAAATCAGCAATAAAAAAACAGATAAATAAGCAACAATAACCCGAGGTTAAAAGGAGAAAAAGATGTCATCATTTTGGGGCAATACAGACCGTGCTAATAACGAACCACTCTTTCCAGAAATGAGAGAAGTTCGTGAAGTGGCCGTATTAATAACCGCCAATGCAACTGCACTTGGCACCAACGAAATTGTTTTTACAACCAGTCCAGCTGCAGCAGGTGTTGCTAATGGAATGTATGTTTATGCAACTGCAAATAACGGATTATCAAGATTCTTTGATACATCTATTATTGATGAAAACGATATTGCTTTTAAACGCAGTAATAATAGTGTCGCAATTGTAAGAACTGGTACCTTTATAAACAGCACTTCACAGTCAGCTGTTGTTAAGTTTGCAAACAACACGATTGCACCAATTGCCGCTGGCCAAACCATAGTGTTCGCTACAGCTGTTAATCACGGCACAAATACAGCTGCACGATTTGCTAACGACACCATTATGGTAACAGCTACTCGTTTAGCAAATTCTTTGATTGCTGGTGCAAACAATGGTATTCATCAAGGATGGAATCGTTTCACATATAAAGTGAACAATGATGGTACAAAACGTCAACTAAGAGAAACATTAGTTGTTCTTGCAGCTCCAACTGCATTGAACGTAAGTTCTGGCAATACAAGCACAAACTCCGTATTCCAAGGCGTTTAATGTTAGGTTTTAAACAGTTTGTTGTGGAAGATAGGGACTTCACAATCCCTGTCGCACACATTGAAAAAAGTGGTTCAAACTTGGCGGACAAAATAACTCGCCAAGAATTGAACCGCAACCTAGCTTTGGCTGTAAATGGCAACTACATGAATCCTTACTCCGCTTGGATTCGTTCTAGTAAAGTTTTGTCCTTGTTTGGTATCACTCTCCCCAAAGTGGTGTTTCATGACTTAGAAGTTGGTGAAGAAATTGTCCATATAGACCAATTCGGTGCTCGCTCGGGTGCCGAATTGAATGGCACAGTAGAGAAACTGAATAATTTAGATGAAGTTCAACATTACTTTTATTTTTCTTACGAAATGAATGATAACGGTTACTATGATATTGAAGCAATGATTTCTGATGAAAATGAGCTAGATGATTTTCTTTCTTCAGAGGAACCAGACATAGAAGAAGAATAATGATTGATGATTTAAATGATGATAATTTTTTGATATATGCAATGAAGTGTTACAACGCACCACATTGTATTATGTCTGAATTTGAAAACGATATTAAAAGAACAAAATATTTAAAGCGTTTGTTCCGCAGATATAAAATTACTAAATCTCTTAAAGAGAGATTAATATTAAATCATATTATTTTATTGAATAATGTTTTTGGTCCAAAACACACGGCAAGAATACTATTCTATAAAATAGACGAGAGAGATTATGATATACTTAAAACTTTCTTGGCTTATTTGAATATTGTACCAGAAATGATTTACGGTATTAAAGGTAAAAACATTTCAGTCACAGATATACCAATAGATGTTAATGTCGCAGAGATATTGAGGCAAATATGAAAACTTTCAAACAATTTGTATCAGAAGAATCCTTAGATGAAAAATCTCCAGCTTGGCAACGAGCTGCGGGTAAAGATCCAGAAGGTGGTTTAAACCGTAAAGGTATTGCTTCATATCGTAGAGAAAATCCAGGTTCTAAATTATCAATGGCTGTTACAACAAAGCCATCTAAATTAAAACCGGGTTCTAAAGCAGCCAATCGTAGAAAATCATTTTGTGCTAGAATGGGTGGCATGAAGAAACGATTGACATCTGCTAAGACAGCAAACGATCCTGATAGCCGTATCAACAAAGCACTAAGAAAGTGGAACTGTTAATGAAATCATTTAAACAGTATCTTGGTGAAGATTTACGCCAATGGTTTAAACAAAAGTGGGTTCGCATGGACACCAAAGGTAATATCAAAGGTGATTGTGCAAGAGAACCAGGTGAAGGTAAACCAAAATGCTTACCTCAGGCCAAAGCACACGCAATTGGTAAAGAAGCTCGTGCTAGCGCTGCTCAAAGAAAGCGTAGAGAGGATCCTAATCCAGAACGCCGTGGTGCACCAATCAATGTAAAGACCGAAGAAGTTGATGAAGCTTGTTGGACAGGATACACAGCAAAAGGTATGAAGAAAAAAGGCAACCGCATGGTGCCAAATTGTGTTAAAGAAGATGGTGCTATGGGTGGTTCTGCCGGTCCAACGAATGTTGTAAGTAGTGGTGCAATTGCTGGTAGTGGACTGCCTAAAGGTGGAGAACCAGGTGTTTATTTACCTCGTAGAAAGAAAAGTCCTGTTATGATGTCTATCAGGAGAAAATCTCCAAAGGCTTAATATGTGGTTTTTGTCATTCATACCTGATTGGATTTTACAATGGGCAATACATGGTCTAGTTATACTTGGATTGTTATTGACATTTGTAGGATCACTTGTTAAATTTATACCTGTAATTCAACCATACGCTTTGGTTGGCAGACAATTAGGTATAGTGTTATTAGTAGTTGGTGTATTCTTTGAAGGAGGATATGCCACAGAAATGTCATATCGTGCTAGAATAGCCGAAATGCAAGCAAAGATAAAAGAAGCAGAAATTAAATCTGCAAAGGTCAATGAAAAGTTGGCAAATGAAGTTAGTAAGAATAAAGAGTTGATTAAAGAGAAGGTGAATAGAAATGCTAAAGACATTGAAGCAAAGAGAGAAGCTATTAATGCTGAGTGCAAGCTGTCTGATGATGCTTGGGTGCTCTACAACCGTGCCGTTGAGCCAAAAGTTTCCAGAAGCTCCTCAAGTGCTAATGGAGCCCGCTCCGGTTCTAAAGCCTCTAAGTGAAGATAAAAAGACATTAGCAGACCTGTTACAAAATGCTAATGAAAATTATGGACTCTATTATGAGTTACAAGATAGATATAATGCATGGCAATTGTGGTATAAACAACAGAAACAAATATTTGAAAGTGTAAAATGAAAAGATTACTACTTGTATTATTTGCAATGCCAATAATAGCAATGGCACAAAAAACTCCGCAAGGTGTAACCTATGATGCACAGATTGTCCGCATGGTTGATGGCGATACTGTGGTCATAGCGGCTCCCTTTTTACCAGCACCACTTAAACCCGAACTTGCCGTTAGAATATTCGGTGTGGATACTCCAGAAAAAGGACACAGAGCTCAATGTCCTTCCGAAGATGCCCGTGGTAAGGCCGCTACTGAATTTACAAAAGCCGCCATTGCAAAATCTACCAAGCGTCAAGTTGTGTTGTATAGCTGGGATAAATTTGGTGGCCGTGTCTTGGGTGACATCGTTTTAGATGGCCAATCATTACGCACAGGCCTAATCCAAAATGGTTTTGCTCGTGAATACTTTGGTGATGCAAAACAATCATGGTGTAATTAATGAAAAAATTAATACTTTTATCCTTTGCTGTGTTACTGAGTGGTTGTACAGTATTTGATGCTTACTTTATGGCTAAGTATGACACTAACGAATACTTTATTGTTAATGATATTAAAACAAAGGCACAAGTTGCTGAAGAAAATTGTGGTAACCATATACTAGTTGTTACACAGGTAAATGAATTGTATATCAAAGCATTAGAATTTAAGAATTTTACAACTCATATACCACGAAACAAAGATGCTGATAATATGTCAACCAAGTTATTGACATTGACAAAAGATACAAGAGATTATTTTAATAAAGCAGAAAAGATTTCACCAATATTTTGTAAAGCAAAATTACAACAAGTTGTTAAATCTGCTGACACCATTCAGCACGTATTAGGGAGCAAACCAAGATGACACCAGAACAATTAAATTCTTATATTATTGAATATAATAAGGCTCTTGAACAAGGCCAAATCAGTAAAGAAGAATATGTTGAGTTACTTAAAGGTATTAACATTATGGAAGGCATTGCTGATGATGCTGAAGGATTAGCATTGAAAGAGCAATTAAATTTAATCATCAACGCTGCTATTGGTGCAGTTTCTTTAATGGCATAAGGAGAAAAAGATGTTAGATACTCTATTTTGGATTTTAGTTGGTGCTTTTGTTGGTTGGCACTTTCCAGAGCCGTTTTGGGCTAAAACAATTAAAGCTAAAATTTTAGGAATGATTAAAAAATAATGGAACTGACTAAAGAACAACTAAGGCAATTACTGCCAAAAAATCCTTATATTGACCAATGGCACAATGCCTTGTCACAATTGTTACCGGACTACGGTATCAATACACCACAGCGTATTGCAGCCTTCATAGCACAGTGCGCTCACGAATCTGGTAATTTTGTATTTCTTAAAGAGAACTTAAATTATCGAGCACCAACTTTGCGTAAACTCTTTTCTAAGTATTTTCCAACAGATGAGTTGGCCAACGAGTATGCAAACAAACCAAACAAACAAGAAGCGATTGCAAATCGTATCTATGCTAATCGTATGGGTAATGGCGATGAGGCTTCTGGTGATGGTTTCAGATATTGTGGTCGTGGTCTAATTCAATTGACCGGTAAAGAGAACTATTCTTGGTTTGCTGCTTCAATTGAAGTGCCTGTTGAAGAAGCATCCGAATATCTACAAACATTTGAAGGTGCCGCTCAATCTGCCTGCTGGTTTTGGGAAACAAATAACCTAAATCAATGGGCTGACAAAGGTGACATACTAACATTAACTAAGCGTATCAATGGTGGTACCATTGGTCTTGAAGATAGGATTAAACATTATGAACACGCACTTCATGTATTAGGAGTTCATTAATGAATGACAAGAAGTTATTAAAGTGGATTTTGTTTATATTATTATTGCCTTTAACATTGGCTTATTTTAGTGGTGATAGATTTCGATATCCTTGCCAAGATCCGGCAAATTGGGATAAAGATATATGTAAATTACCATGGTGTGATGTAACTAGAACTTGTCCGGAACATATTTTTAAAGGTCAAAATGATCCAAGAGTTGGTCCTGCTGGAGATAAGTCACTCACACAAAAAACACCAACACCAACAGTAACCGGAGCGAATTGCAAATGAATTTATTTAACAAAGAAACAAAACAACCAGAAACAGATTTCATGTATACAGAAGAGCAGTTAATGGCTCGTCTGAAGTTTTTCATTGGTATTTGTTTGACACTCACATTGTTTGGTATTGTATTCGTTGTGTTGTATTCTTTAATTTTTGTAACACAACCACTCAATGCTATTTCTCCAATCGACCAAAAGTTCTTTGAGTTGATTGTACCTATCGCCACATTCTTGACTGGTACATTGTCAGGTATCATGTTGGCTGGTGGTGATAAGGATGCACAAAAGAGAGCATTAGAATTGGCTAATAGACCAACAACAGTATCGCCAGCACCAACCACACCAAGTCCATCAACAAGCTTTGGTGGAAATACATCACAGTTTACTGGTTCGTTTGGTGGCAACACAAATCAATTTACCGCAACACCAACATTTAGTCCTTCAGTAATGATGAGTTCAACAGGTAAACCGATGCCTGCTCAACCACCACAACCGGAGTTATAATAAATGAATTGGTTGAATAGTATGTTATCCGATGGAACAAATAGTTCTGTCAGTAGCAAAAGAGTTGTAACATTACTATCTTTTGCTGTATGTGCATTTGCACTCGTTGCCGACATATTTGGTTATAAAGTAACACCATCACTATTTGAATCAATGATATACTTGGTGATTGCAGGACTAGGTTTTACCGCCTCAGAAAAATTTGCTAAAAAGGAAGAAAAATGAAAAACATTATTATAGCCGCTGTTGCTGGTATTACAATAGCTATTGTTATCTTTGTTGCTTTCCCAAGTGTTTCACCTTGTGCTTGTCCAGTAACTATGTGTATTTGTTGATAATTAAAAAGGAACAAAAATGAAAAAACTATGTCTATCTCTATTGATGTTTTTTAGTGGTTTAACTTTTGCACAAACAACACCTACGATTGCCATGTGTGATGGTGATTATGCTCTTTGTGCAGCTTCTACTTGCACAAGAACAGGAAAAACAATTACAACTAATGATGGTCAAGTATGGCCAGAAGTTGTTTGTACCTGTCCTATTCTAAAAGGAAAAGCAATTGCCGATTTAACTGGTGGTAACATGAAAGGTTCTTGTGCTGCTCCATCAGGACAAGTATGGAGTTTATTTGCACCAAAAGTATTCTATCCACAAGAAGCCAGTAATTTTGTAACCACACCAAAGTCAGCAACCAAAGCATCCGTTCAGGCTTGCTCTGGTAAGTTTGCTCCTGGCTCTACGAATTGCTGGAGTATGATTTGTAACATTGGTAAAACAATCAATGGTTCACCTACAGCTGAATGTAAGTGTCCTATTCAACAAATTAAATTTGGTACAGAATTCTTAACAGAAGCTGGCCAAGGAGATGCATCGGTTTGCACTCAACATCCTGTGGCCGCACCAGATGTCTTTGCTGAAGCATTAGTAAAGAAAACGGAACAGTCAGAAGATAATGACAATCTCATAAATCAAATTATTCAAAAGAGGAAAAAATGAAAAAGTTTTTAATTGCACTTAATCTTGTAGTTTGGTCTTTTGTTGGTTATCAAGTTGCTTATGCAGCTGAAACCAAAAAATCTTGTGTCATAACCAAAGATGCAAAAACTGGTAAAGAAAAAGAAGTTTGTAAAGAAATCAAAGTGCATAAGAAATTAGAAGGCACAGCAGTTCCAGAGAAAAAATAAATGGCAGATTTTGGCGATATCGACATTAAAGTGGATATTGGTGTTTTAAAGACACAAGTATTGACTTTATCTGCTCTTTGTAATAAAATGGATCAGGTCATAGAAAAACTGGTGGATCAACACGACCGCCATATTGCAAAGGTTTACACGGACATGGATAATCGTAGGTTAGAAACGGAAGCTGATATCAAAGAGATACATCAGCGAATAGATACCGTTTTGGACAAAATGGAAACTTCCAATAAAGAGATTATGGAAGAATTTAAATCTTTGCGTAAAGATATGAGTGACCACAATAAACAAGAGAAAGATGCTCTGGATGCTTTACTCAAATGGAAGTGGATGTTAGCAGGTGGTATTGTTGCTATATCATGGTTGATTTCTCACTTTAATCCTGATACAATAATCAAGTTCATTAAATAGCATTACAACTTAACTTAAATATATTATGAGTGTTTTCATTGACAGAGCTTTTTTGCTCCGCATTTCGCCAAAATTACAAAGGTTTACTCAGAAGAAGGATGACCTTTATAATTTTCGGTGTCCGCTCTGTGGCGACTCACAGAAAAATAAAACCAAATCTCGTGGTTATGTTTATCGCAAAAAGAATGACTACTTTTATATGTGTCATAACTGTGGTGCTTCAACTTCATTTTATAACTTTTTGGACAAAGTTGACCCAACACTTATAAAAGAATATGCTTTAGAAAGATATAAAAATGGTGATAACAACAAAAGCGACCATAAAACTCCAGAATTTGAAGAATTCAAAACGGAGAAACCGACATTCAAAAAGTCATTGGATCTTCCATCTATCGACTCTTTACCAGAAGCGCATTTTGCTAAAGTCTATGTTCAGCAAAGACGGATTCCGAAGGACTTTTTCTCGCAACTATACTATGCAGAAGATTTCGCAGCCTTCATACAAAGTCTTGGGATTGAGAACACAAACCTTAAAGAGAAAGACAATCGGCTCGTCATACCGTTTTATGATAAAGAAAAGAACTTGGTCGCTGTTCAAGGGAGAGCACTAGGTGAATCTAAACTAAGATACATCACTATCAAACTTCACGAAGATAACCACAAGTTCTTTGGACTTGATAGGATAGACGAGGAGAAGATGATATATGTGGTGGAAGGTCCTATTGACAGTATGTTCTTAGACAATGCTGTGGCTACCGCAGACAGTAACTTGGAATCAATCATGTCGATATACGATAAGTCCAAAGTTACATTGGTGTTTGATAATGAACCCCGTAATAAAGAGATAGTTAAAAAAATTGATGAAGCGATAGAAAAACATTATCAAGTAGTGATTTGGCCAGAAATGATTGAATCTAAAGACATTAATGATATGATACTAGATGGGTTCTCACCAGATGAAATTCAAGATATCATAAGTAAATATACATTTGTTAATTTAAGAGCAAAAGCAGAATTGGTGAATTGGAAGAAGGTTTAAGTTATGAATGTAAAATTAATATCATACACACAAGGAACAGATGGCAAGAATTTACTAGAGCAAGTTGCATATGCTGCTAGAGTTTCAAACCCATCAAATCAAAACAATAGCGATACAGCTGAAAAGTTGGTCCGTTATTTAATTAAGCATCAACATTGGTCGCCACTCGAAATGGTGAATATATGTTTAGAAATTGAAACTACAAGAGATATAGCAAGGCAAATATTACGACATCGTTCCTTTTCATTCCAAGATTTTTCTCAAAGATATGCAGTAGCAGATTTGGGCTTTGAA